TTTTGTTTTGATAAATCTGTTAAGGTTAGGCACCTAACAAAGCTTGTCGAGCTTATTAAACCAGCACTTCTGATCTTTGTGAAGTTTAACTAAACTGATTTGATGATTTATCATGGAGAAGTTAATGACAGGAACCTGCTCCAATTTTGGCTTTTTGGTGTTACACCTTTTGGTCATTTCGGGTGGGAAGCACAGCCTATGCCCCCGCATCCAAGCACTAATCCTATCCAATTCAGCGTAATCCATATCATTTGCGAGGGAAACCCCCAATTTTGCCATGGATTCATCGATGTTATGCGCTGTATGCACCGACTGAAAAGCATCAAGTAAATTGTATGATGAAACAAGATTAGTGTTAAGACCGTGATCAACGTTGGTCGCCAAAAGGAAATCGGCCACGTCACGGTACACTGGTATTCCTTTGTACACGACGCTGTACATCATACCAAGTGATTTATAGTAATGGGCAACCCAACCGCACCTAATTGCATCTTGGTTTATGCAAGTGGTCAAGCTCTCGATCAGCTTTTGCAGTTTTTGCACGTATACATACTCCCTGGGTGCGACCTCCACAAAGCGGCCGCTGCAGAACTCCACTGCGTCAGGGGATTGGCGTCGTATTATTTTTGCGTCTAGCCCGAAATTCTTGTAATAATCGACGAAAGTGTCTGAGCTTGAATTCGCACCAAGCACACCGTCGTCACCTTTGACCAGGATATCCCTGACTCTGCACTTGGTATTCGTGCAGAAATCTAATCCACATGTCTTAGGGTCACAAGTATTCATCACTTGATTATATTGTGATGTTATGAAGTTAATGATCCCATTACCAAGACCTGTTGTCAAGTCGCCGGAAACACGACATAAGACAAAACTGAAAAACACGCCCAATGAAGTGCGCACTTTGCTCCGCAAACAAGCTGAGAAGCACAGTTTTAACAGGGGGATCAACTCCGGGCAGACCCGGCTCAGCAACCTACGGTATACGAGATATTCTATCCTGAGAGTAGTAAAACGCTGGCTTGACTCGTATTTGCTCATATCATTTTCGATGAAATGTTGGCATCTGTCACGCATTTTTGAAAACGCGGAACCAACTTCATGATGATCTTTCCCATTCGCTACTTCATCCAACTGGAAGAAGGCTTTTTCAATGGGCTCAATGATCTGAGCATACACGATGTT